ACCCCTGCAGTAATAAAACAGTTAGTGACGAGATAAGATACGAAAATAATAGAACGTACCAAAACAATGTAGTTGTCGTAGGGTTCAGTTTTTTCGTCAGAGAAGCTACCCAACGCATACTTCCATATCCTCCATACTTTAATCATGCATCAAACAATGCATGTTTTGATGTACCAGCATTATCATTTGATATGTTTCCTATACCAGTCTCTTCGGTTTCCTCTAAATCATAACTCCAATCTTCTATCACAGTATTGGAAAGCATCCTATCAGATAGAACATCCATCTGTTCTCTTGCTATCTCTTCAGTCTCTGCATCAAACCAAAAATCAATTGCCTTACCTATCCTCAACAAATGAGGTTTAAGTTTAGGAGCAACCAATTTGACATTATTCATAACTGCATTACCAGCAGCATCGGATACAGACCCTCTTAGTCTGACATAAACTAGGGCTTTAAATCTCATTTCTTTTCCACTCCTTTGAATCATATTCTATCACAATTTTTTTATATTGGCGACCTGTACTTTCATAAACATCCCTTCTTTCCATTTTACCACCCAACTCAGCAGTAATGGTTAAAAGTTCTGCTATCAAATCTCCATCATTGAATGTCATTATTCCTCCTCAATTAATTTAGAAAAATCATTAATCTTTTCAAATCTTAAACACCTCTTGAACTTATCAATAAGTATATCACCTTTATGTGAAATAACAAATAGATTAGTACCACCTCCTAACTTTAATAATATAGAAAGTAATTCCCCTGTAGCAGATGCATCAAGAGAACTATCAAATACTTCATCGAGTATGAGTAGATTGGTAGCAGCAGAATTTTTCATCTTTGCAACTTCCCTCCATGTAAAAAGAAGTGCTAGGTCTATCTTCTGCTTCTCACCCTCAGAGAATGATGCATAAGAAAACTCATCTCTAAATCTACTTTTAATTACTTCATTAAACTCCTCATCTAATGTGAAGTTAACAAAGAAATCCATTGTATGTAGATACTTATTAATAAGATTATTAAATACAGGAACATATTTTTTAATAACCTGTTTCTTAATTCCAGAGTCTTTCAATAAAGAACCTACAACTTGAAACTCATCAAGAGTTTTAGAAATAGTACTGCAATCATTGTTAACATTATCTAAATCTTTTTGTAATGTTGATAATATAATCTTCTCTTCATCTATCTTAGGAGTCTTTTGTTGACTAAGTTCTTTATCAATATCCATATTTTCCTTTTCCAATCTAACAATATCACGGTCTAAAGATGATATTTCACTACGCATTTCATACAATTCTGAACAAATTCTTTCGAGTTCATCAATAGTATCTAGTGTATCCTTAATATTTTCTTCATATTCTTTACCATCATTAGTCAATGATACTCCAGTACTAGTCAAAGAACCCATTCGAGTTTCTTTAAACGTATCAGATATTACTTGAGTACATGTAGGACACTCATCATGTGTTTCAAGAAACTTAATTTCTTTAGTTAATCTTTTTAATTCTGTTTTTGTTTGTGTTTGCTTGTCTCGCAAGGATTGTAATGCATCTCTAAATGTTTCTATTCCACTACATTCCTTTTCTAACTTAGTTTTCTCAGTTATTTTATATTGTTTTTTCTTTTCTTTTTCTTTCACTTTAGTTTCATTTGCCTTATATTTTTGTTTCTTTTCTTTATTCCGAACGTCCTTTAGATCTTTTAAAGAATTAATTAACTTTTGCTGTGCCGAAACTCTCTCTTCTGCAATATCTTTTAAATAAATAGTGTCTTTATTTTTAGAATTTGTACTCCGAACTCTCTCTTTAAGGAGAGTATTCATGTTTGAGAAGACCTTGATGTCCAATAGATCTTCGATAACTTCTCTCCTGACAGGAGCGTTGAGTTGCATGAATGGGACAAATGTGGATGAACCAAGGATGACAACCTGTGTGAAACTCTTAAAGTTGAGTTTGAGGACTGTTTGTTCGAGGTACTTCTGTGTGTCTTTAGTGGCAGCATCTTGATCAATTAGTTTGTTGTTTTTATATATTTCAAAGGTGTTTGGTTTTACCGAACGGAATACCCTATACTCATCTTTACCAATAGAGAAATTAACTTCAACCTTTAACCCCTTTTCGTTAATACTATTAATGAGTTGACTCCTATTAATTTTACGAAAAGGTTTATTGAATAAAGCAAAGCACAGAGCATCTAACAGAGTAGACTTTCCTGCACCATTAGTTCCTACAATTAATGTAGAATTAGATTCATTCAATTGTATTTCAGTCCACAAGTCACCAGTGGAAAGAAAATTTTTCCACTTGATACTTTCAAATGTAATCATTCTTTAGGAATTGGAGGTAAAATCAAATCGTCTTTAGTGACAATGGCATATGCATAACCAAATTTATCACAGTTAATAGCAACAGCATCAACATCTATTTCCATTAACTCTAACTTCTTTTTATAATCTTGTTCATTCAACTGATACAGATATCTTTTAGCATCATCCTCTTGCTCAAACATGTGAACCGTTTTAATGTTCTCATCATTAGGAAGAGCATAAACACCACCAGTTTCTTTTTCAGTTAGAATAAACATTAGAGTTCAGATGCTTCCATGTACAAAGACCTCATAATATTTTTAATATTACTTTTACTAACTTTAAGATCTATATCATCTATGTAGTTATCTAATAGTGTCATAGTATCTTCGGTCTCTACGACTGAACTACCATCTTCTATTTCGACACCCAAGTCTTCAATAATCTTAAGGTCAGCAAGACCAATGTCCTGAAGTTTTCTGACACAATAATCAAATTTTGCATAATCACCTTTGTCCTCTACTATGAGTTTGACGAAGGTTCCTTTGATTTCTTCCTCACTCGGTAGTACAACTCCGTTATTATAATACAACTTATGAAAAGTGTCAAAGGGATTTCTATAAAAAGTAGTTCGTAGAGTTTCCGTATCAAAGACATGGAACCCTCTTTTTTGTGCGTAGTCATTCCAATATAGTTGGTAAGGGTTACCGAGATAATAACAATTATTTCTATTTGATTTAGTATGGTAGTGACCAGAGAATACCTTAGTAAATTTACTAAAGATATTCATATCAATACCATGGTCCATTACATGACCTGGATGAGCTTCAAAGCCGTTAAGCTCAAGATGGCCCATACAGACAGGTGCAGTACTCTCTGTGATGCTTCGTAAGGTTCTGTCTCTGTTCTCATCACATATCCAAGGAAGTAATAATATATCAGTACCGTCATAACTACGGGTGGTAGGTTCATCAATGACATCTATATCGTATCCTCCTAGTAACTCTTCTGGTGAGTTAATCCTTAATGTGTTCTTATAATATATGTCGTGATTACCAATCAAGGCAGTCATCTTACATCCCAATTCTTTAACAGGGTCAAACCACATCTCCTTCGCTGCTTCCAGAGACATATAATTAATAGATCTACGTTTATCAAACGTATCTCCTAGATTTATAATTTCTTTAATACCAGATGCTTTAAGAAAAGGTATAACAATTTTACTATAGAACTTTTTATAATGCTCTACAAAGTATAGATTGTCATTACGAACACCGAAGTGTTGATCTGTTATTAGTAAGATCTTCATCTCTTCGTGTTCATTTCTACACGATTTTTAATCTGAGCATAGTCTGCACTTGCTTCACCATCGACTGAGAACACATGCTCATATCCAGACTTCTCCAAGATTTTCTCTTTAATATCCATCTGGCGTTTCTCTTTAGCAATACGACGTAGAAACGCATAGTACACTATCTGTGTAAAATATGCAAATGGGTTTTTACTTTTAGTAGGGTCAAAATTATCTATGTACTGTATACAATTTTCAATTCCATCACAAACCATATCATCCTTATACATGTAGTTGATAAAGTTTGGTCTATAAGATAGATGCTGTGCTATCTTTAAAAAACATCCACCAATATAATTATTGACACGAGGTTTAGGAAGACCCTTTTCTTTAGCAATCGCAACCTTCTCCTTGTACTTCACAATAGCAGCAAGAAACTCAGCGTTATTAACGTAATGCTCTTTCTTTTTTGCGACTCGCCTCATATGTGTTTATTCCGTTAAGTACATTATACACAGGCTTGACAAGTTTGTCAATCGTGAGTAGGATAACCATGTTAAGGGTTCAGGGATACAGTATTAACTTTTATATAATTTTTCAAATACCTTTCTAGCTAAATCTATTTTTCCAATGTATCCTTGAGTTTTATCAATATCAGTTTTTCTTTCTAGTTTTGTTTTACTATTAGTTTCTGAATCGTCTGCCATTTTATCAGCGTACTCGTCTGCCAAAAATTTTTCGTACATATGAACAATATGTTTACTCATAGAAGCGACGCTTAAAATATCTTTTTCACGTACAACAAAAAATTCCTCATCTGATAACATCATCCATCGATGAAATCCTAATCCTCTTAAAACTTTACCCTTACCAAGGTCTTGATTAATTGGTTGTATACACACTGGGTCTTGTAAAAATGCTAATGACTCTTCACAATTTTCTTCATTAGATAGTACTGCTTTAGCTAAAACCTCTTCTCCACTAACGAGTTTAAAAACTCCGTGGAATTCTTCATCATGTTTTATGTAATTTAGTGCCATAGTCTCCAAATTTAATCTCTAAGATTTCATAATTAAAATTCTCTTCTTTATAAATTTTTAATCTCTCAAAGAGATGAAGGAGAGTATAGTTCTTTCCATTATCTCTACTAATATCGTCAGCAACATCATATAGTGTTGCTTCTAGTTTCTCCTTAGATTGTCGAAGTACCCTCCCGATAGACTGGAGGTTACGCACTCTAGATTTCGATGGACTAGCGAAGACCAAGTTGTGCAACCGCTTGATATTAATACCAGTGCTGAAAGTGCCGTAGCTAGCGACAATAATACTGTTGTTTTCATGTTCAACTAGTCTCCTAATTTCTTCACGATCATCAACATCCACCCCACCATAAACTAAATGTACTGGTTTATCAGTATGACTATTTATCATCTCATACAGAGGGAGACCGTGCTTCTCCACGTAATTGAATAGTACCAATGTATTTCCTTTTAAGTCACAAGCTAAATTGCGGATAAATTTATTACGTTGTTCATGTTCTACAAGATAATCCATCTCATCTTGATACCCTTCAAAGATTTGTTCACTATGCTTAAGAACAATAACCTTTACCTTTAACTGAGCAACATGCCCTTTCTTCATTAGGTCTGATGTCTTAGTAACCTTTGAGCATTTACCAAACACACCTTCTAATACTAATTGATTTGTTTCTGATCCATCTAATGTACCAGTAAATCCAATACGATACTTACATCCATGTAACTTAGACATCAATTTAGTAAGTGACTTAGCTTTAAATAGATGAGCCTCATCACCAATTACAACATCAAACCTATCAAAAAACTTTCGTGGTTCCTTATATAAGGACTGCCAAGTTGATATAACTACATCATGGTCTGTATATTTTTCTTCACCAGCATAGATTTTATGGCAGTGGTACTTAGTGTTCCAACCATACTCTGTAAAATCTTTATACATTTGCTCGACAAGAGAGGTAGTTGGTACTATAATAAGTACATTCCTTTTAACGTTTACATGAAACCGAACCAATGAATAGATCATTAGGCTTTTCCCGCTTGCAGTTGGCGACAATAGGAGTCTTCTGTTGTATCTTAGGGACTCGTATATTGCTGCGTATTGGTAATCACGAACCTTCAGTCCCGAAGGAAGTCCCAATGCCCGAACAAATCGCACAACCGATTCAGGAGTTACAAGATCGTTTCGTTCCTTGGGATGACCAAAGTATTGACTTTCCAAATACTCAACCTGATACCCTCGGTCCTTTGCCCAGTCAGTTAGATAATCTATTAAACCGCAATAGATTTCCCCAGTAGCAGGTGAGTATAACCGTACTTTACCGTCCCAACCTTTATATCTTCTTGTCTTCTGCATATATTTTGCAGAAGGTATTTCAAAGGTAAAAAATTCTGCTGCCTCTTTGTGGAGATGAGGCTCCGCTTGTACTTTTAAATAAACTTCGTTCTTCTTCTGAATAACGAGATCTGCCATGATTTACATTCCACTTTGAAATCTCTCCCACTCAATAGCATTTTTAATTTGGTAGTTACGGCCATTGATTTGACGCAACACACCATCAAGAAAGAAGATCGTTTGTTCTATATAGTCAATCTTCAGTTGTAGCTTTCTGACCTCATCATCAGCAGCAATAAACATTTTAATCTCATCGTTTGTGGTAAGTTTTAAATCAAACGGCATCTCTTTGTATACACTTGCTGGTGCTTTTCCTTTATAAAATACCCATTTATCTCTAACCATCATTCTCATTTCAGACTCTCTATCTTTTTTCATTAGAGAGAACGTATTAAAAAACTCCATATAACGCATATGGAGTTGAGGTATCCTTACAGATTCTTCACCATACTTATCAGGATCTATTATACTATCTTCCTTCCACATGGTTTGAAGTTGTTCAAGATTCATATATCTAAACTCAATTGAATGTTAGTAGTAAACCTATCATAGGTTATATCATTAGTATGGCAATACATATTAAACACTTTTTTCATTTCATCATGAGAGAGACTACAATGTTTTGCTGCTTGAGGTATGTTCCACTTAGCAGCAAATAGCATTTTAATAGCATACGTTTGTTCTTTCAAATACCTTGGTCTTTAGTCTTAGCAAAGAACTCTTGCATTGAAGAAGATACATCAGGTGGTTCTGGATGTTTATACCCCTTTATCTTCATCCATTCGTTATGCATCGCTTGCATATGCCATGATTGAGCAAGACTCTTAGGACCATTGTCCAATAATTCTCTTTGAGTTTTGCCAAGTATTTTCATACCTGCATACTCTTGCCTCCAATTAGAATCATCCCATTCAGTTTTATACGTTCTTTCTGGGACGTGTTCCTTTCCAACTTTTTTTCGTAATGACACTAAGATACCTCCTATACCACATTATGTATAGACTCTAATACCTTAACACAAATTTAAAATTATTGCAACTACCTCTTAACTTGACTTCCCTTATTCCTTATTTCAAATACAGTATAGTTGAAAGTCGCTGTAGCAGTAAGGAACTCGTTATCAGTTCCTGTAACATCGAAAGCTACAGTAGACAATGATACTGGCCAAAGACTTTGAAATACCACATCAAAGTTTACTATATTATTATTGTTTAAAATCTGCAACGTTGCATCAGACCACTTAGCATCATCAGTTTGAGATCTATCATCCATCCTATACTGTTCATTCCATCTCTTCCTATCAATAAAATCAGACGGTGTTCCTAATGCTCTTATCCAATTATGAATCTCCATATAGTTTCTAAGGTCTTCATCAACAATAAAATCTAGAGTCAATTGACCGTACTCAATATTTCCATTCATAGGAATGTCAGCATATCCAGCAGTAGGGATATTAACTTGTCCTAAAGAAATTTCTGGTATTGATGCCCTTTGGCATAGGAAAGAAACCTTCTTTGCTTTATCCAATACGAATATGAATCCTATTGGTGATAGAAAGTTCTTATTTGTTAATTGATCTTTATACCAGTTTGCCATTATAGCAGTACTATTTTAATTATTTATACCCACCGATTAACAACTAATTCAACAGCATTACTTGAATTAACTATCTGACTCTCCACTTCAAATCCTTCAGACTTAGCAACACTGGTAAGTAATTGTATACAATACAACTGTGTTATCTTTTCAAGGAATCTTTCTATTGGTATTTGATGAGACCAAGTTTGTCTATCAGTTATCAACTCATAGCATTGACTCTGTTTGTTCCACTTGAAACCCATGTCATCACCTATTGTGACTTCACACATTACTTTCTCGTGCTCATGTCCTATAGGATTTACTAACTGTCTATTAATATCGACTGGATAACCATCAAACATCAATGCCTGTATTAATGCTGGTTTGTTTGTGATCTTCGTTTTTATTTTGCTGAAGTGTGACATTGTA